CTGGAGCAATCCCATAGTCAGCCGTAAGTGTTACGTTATTTTTAGTCCACGCTGAGTTACTAAAGTCTTCACTGTAAGGCAGCAAGTTTACACTCGACGGCTCCACCAGAATCATCGGCACTCGTGGCCCAAAGGTTGCCCCTGTGATAAACTTCGGGCTGCCCGTTGTATTCTCCACGAAGTCACTCGCGGTCGTGCCTTCTTCAAACTGTGGCCCCCAGATGAGCATAGAAGCACCTGTTCCAGTGTAGTTAACATCTGTTTCAGCGTTCTGAAGCTGCATATAAACAAAGCCGTTTGTCGTCGTTGCTTGTGCGGTAACACTTAAGCGATACCAGTCGTCTCCTTCATTAGTTACTGCTATTGTGCCAGTGCCGCTAGTAAGTGTCGCGACCCCAGTGTCAAGATTAAGAAAACCTTTGATTCCGTTTAGTGCGCTTGAATTAATTAAAAAGAATCTACCTGATGAAACTTTTTTAACGTAGGCGCTGACAGTGTAGTCTTGGCCTGCAACCAACGGAATGCCACTATCAAACAAACGATGCCTAGATGTGCCAGTGTTTTCAGTTAATTCATAGACAGGAGTAGTTCCATCAGGTGCCTGAGTTTGGCTATCTGTTAATGTGCCGCCTTCCGCTGTCCACCCACTACTAAAGTCAGTGTAACCAATGTTCTGAAACTTCGTCGGAGTCAACTCGGCTCCCTGTGTCTGGTCAACGCGCACCGTGTTGGGACTGGCTGACGCTATGAGACCGTTGGCGTTCGTGAACGTGGCGGTGCCTGCGCGGGTCGCTGTGATAACATTAAGCGTATCCGGCTTGCTTGGGTCTAGGTCTAGCGTTGGGTTCTCTAGGGTTCCCACCATTGATGTTGCTGCGTCAAAGAACAAGTAAGGGTCAAGACGTAGTGGGTCAAAGTCCCCAAACACTTTTTGCACCAGCGACCTAACAATAGGACGTGTGGTGGAAGAAACCAGATGGGGTCTGTAGGGCATGTTTAAAGGGCGCTGTTTTCTGCGACTGGCTTAACGAGGATGACCCCGCTTGTAGGGTTTCCGCTTCCTGCGTTAACAGAAACGCGAAGCTCTGTTTCAGAAGTAGAAAAGATAATAGCTCCGTTAGCTGATAACACAGCGTCATCTCCAAAATTAACCCACACATCACCAATCTTCTGCTGAAGGGTGGCTGCTGTGCTGTTGAAGTTAGAAGCAGAAACAGCAAACATTCCAGTGCTTCCATTCCAAGGGATGTCATAGTTCTGACTAGCTTGGTAATTGTTTATAGTTTTTCCGTAGTAACTCATGGTTTAGTAAGCTTTAGCTCCGCTCCCGGTAGTTCCGGTAGCTGGAGCGGTTCGATTGATGGTCAGTGAGCGTTGACCTCCTCTTCGGGAAGTCTTCTTTCTTTTCTCTGTTCCGATGTTTTTGATTTGTTCTACCTTCATAGCTGGCCTCGGTGGGGGGACCGGGGACTGTCTAGGAGGTGGAGCTGATGGGGATGACATGCACATAGCGTTATTCTAATGTTGAATTAAAAGAGTTCTCTACTTGCTCCTCAAGTCTATCCCTTAGGAAATTAACAACGGAACGCTGCCCGTGATGATAGTCGATGTCCCTTAGCGTAACCTTGGTATCAAAGTCACGCATAGGGAATCTATCGTCCAGAGCCTTAATTAGCTCTGAATTTAAAGGGAAATGAGTCTCTGGAAACATATCGAGTCATTCATTATTTTCACATATACCCACTCTATACCTGTCGTCCTGTAGGGTTTCGCATCTTTGAGCGTCCAATAAGATGTTCGCTGAACACACAACGTGAGCTATGTGACTCCTCCCGGACTCAGGGTCTAGGTCCTCTCCGTCCCTCCAAGCATTCAGATGTCTGATGATGGCAGACACATACGTAGTAGCACAAACCCCTGTTTTTCTCCAGTTGTATGGTCCGTATTTCTTGGCCCCTAAGCTGTGGACCCAAGCCGCCTCCTCCATTGCAAACGGAGGAAGCAGATGCATGGGAGCTTTCTTTGAGCCAGCTTCCCCTTTAGGGTCGTTTACTTCGAAGGTTTCCATAGGTTTATCTTCTTGGTATCTTTGTCGTAGTCTTTGTGTTGAAGGATGTAGGCTAGCCTAGCGTTAACCAGTGCGTCTTCTTCGGTTTGCCCTGCCTTCTCAAAAGCTCCTACCACGGTATCCCATGTATAGCCCTTCTTGTCCATCAGTTTTTTAGCTCCGATGAGACCCACACCTTTAGCCCCGGCGTAGCCGTCAGCTTGGTCCCCGGCTAGTGTCTGAATGAGGTGGAAGTTTCGAGCCTCCTCTTCTGTTATCTCCTTTAGCTCGTCCTTCAGTGGATTATACCAACGAATAGGTAGAGTAGCGAAGTCCTTGTCACCTGACACAGCTATGGTTTTCTTTGGTTCATTGGTGCAGTGGATACCAATCCAATCGTCAGCCTCCATGTTCTCAGCGGTGATGCCACCGTAGGTTTCTTTCATCCAACCAAACAACCACTTCAATCCAAGAGGTTTTCTCTTTGTCTTTCTTGAGGCTTTGTATTCCGGGAAGATGTCGTAGCGGTAGTTAGTCGAAGGCGAGAACACTGGAGTCAAGTCATTAGAGTCAAGTCTGGTCCTCAAGTTACTAAAGAAGGTCTCAACCTCTCGCTTCATGTCTGTCTCAGAACAGAGAAGAGTCCATTGGTCTTCGTCCCATTTGGTTTCATACTCACTAGCGAATGCAGCCCGGTAGGCTACCATGTCTCCGTCAATTATTATTGAGTCCATTAGTGTGTCTCCTTCCAGTTGTTTCCTATTTTGTATTCCCCATCCAGTGGGCATGCAACGTTGAGTTCGAAGCCTGCACTTTTGATGCAGTCAACAAATAGTTCTCCTAGTTCTTCAGCTCTGTCAGCGTCACAGGAGAACTGAACCTCATCGTGGACGTTGGCGTGCATCTCGTATCCGTTAGCTCGTTTAGCGAAGAGCACTAGAGCTTTCTTCATTATGATGGCGGCGGCTGACTGACACAGGAGGTTGAGAGCGCTGAACGCTTTACGCGCCGGGATTAACCTACCGTCTAGTCCTTTGATTTTGCCTTGTGTTTTGACCCGTTGGTCGATGGCGTTCATCAAAGAGCGCACAGCAGGAATCTTCTCAAGGAATTGATTCTTCAGTGCTCTGCCTTCGCGTTCCCCGCCGTCAACGATAGCTCCAATGGCTGCGTCCCCGGCGCCGTAGAGCCACATATAAATGAATTTCTTACTTTCATCTCTCGTTGATAATCCAGCCGCCTCTTGGTTAGCGGTGTGAATGTCTCCTTCTACAATCGTCTTAGCGTAGGACCCTCGGTCCCAGTTAGACAAGTAGCTAGCTAACACGCGAAGCTCGATACCGGAAGCGTCAGCTCCTACTAGGACCTTACCTTTGGGAGCGGTGAATAGCTCTCGGCACTCAGCTCCGTAGGGAGCACGGGTAGCGGGAATCTGTCCAAGGTTTGGTTTCGAGTGAGTGCATCTTCCAGAGTAAGCGCCAAGCGAATCGACATCGCCGTGTATGCGTCCGTTCTGAACCATACCCATCCAAGCATACCTACCTTCAGCTAATGCGCCTAGTCTCTTTTGAATGAGAAGATACTCAAGCAGAGCTAAGGAAGCTGGAGTGTTGATGTCCTTTAGGACTGCCTCGTTGATTGCCGGGCGCTTGCCTTCGTAAGCGTTAGGTTTCCAACCGGACTCAATCAACCTAGCTGAGATTTGGTCACGAGAACCAGCGTTGAATGGAACCTCAATGCTTTTGTTTCCAGTCTTGTCAGCTTGGTTAGCTAATGTCTGCTTTAGTCCTGCTTCTTTGAGCTTAACCTTTAGGTCTTTTTTGGTGGTAGCTGTGTAGGTAACTCCGTCTTCGACGACTGACCAACCAGCAGGAGTCTTGGTCTCAACAATCTTAGGAGGGAATAGCTTCTGTAGCTCATCCTGTAGCTCAACCCTTCTTGTCATTAGTTTAGACGCCAGCTTCTTTGCTTTGTCTATGTCGAATGGGAAGCCTGTCTCCACTTGATTGCGAATCGCGTTCGCGAAGTCATGCTCAAGCAACAGAACATTTTTGTTAGGGACTTTAGTGTTGAGGTGGCTATAAAGAGCGAAGGTAACCCTAACGTCTTGCTCGCAGTAGTCCTGCATTTCCTGAGACCATTGTGACCAGTCCTCAGTCTCACCGTGTGAGTCTTTGTGTATTCCAAGTCTCATTCCCCAAGCTTTCAAGCTGTGACTTCCTGCATACTTAGGCTCAACGCTTTTAGTTTTGAAGTCTTCAGTCTTGAGGTCCGGGTAGACGCACTTGGCCATAATTTTTGTGTCAATTACGAACGGAGGGTCCAAACCAAGTGACCCTTCCTTGTCCATCTTGAGCATGGCTGGCCAGTCAAACCCGATGGAGTTGTGTCCGATGATAACGTCAGCGGCACCGATTACCGAAAACGCTGTGTCGATTCCTCCCTTTATCTGGGAGTTGTAAGATGTCATCTCTCCTGTAGCTGTATCTAAAATACTGATGCAGTGGATGGTCTTCAGTCCTTTGAGTGTAGCCCAACACTCGATGGCGTTGGTCTCTATATCTATTACTATTTTTTTCATTTGCTGTGTTGTATTAAGTCGGTGAGTTTTAGCAGCACACCGACAGAGGTGTTGTTGTCTCCTCCTCTCTTCTCCCTGTCGGTTCCCTTTAGGGGTTCGACTAGAGCTTTAAGGTTCTCAGAAGAGATAAGGATAAAAACTGTTTCGAGAGCGAAGCACCAGTAGTCAGCCTCGGACTTGTCAATCCCGGACGGCTTACCTCTGGACTCAAACTCAATAAACAGGTTGCCAGTAACTTTGGCCATAAGGTCTCGTTTAACTTCAATGGTTTTGTTTTCAAGCATCTCGCCAAGCTCTTGCTCAGCTACTTGCCCGACCTTTAGGTCATACTTAAAGTTACTGTTATATTTCATTAAAATGGGGTATCAGTTTCTTCGGGTTCTTCGTTGTCGAGAATCTCGGTTTCAGCCAGCCGTCCTGTGATGTGACTGTAGGTCAACGTGGAGGCTAACCCCGTGTCTCCGCTGAAGCGGTTCTTTAACACGCGAACGTTAGTGGTGTTTCGAGACTCAGCGTTTTGCTGGTCTCTTTCCAGTCCACAAACTATGTCACTTAGTTGAGCTATGGACGCGCTTCCCCTAAGTTGAGCTAGGCTAGTCTCTGCTCCGTTCTCGTGGCCTCGACCTTCCGGGCGCTTAAGGTGACTCACAAGGATGAGACCAATCTTACACTCCTCAACCAGAGCGCGGAGCTTGGTCATTGTGTTATCGATTATTCGCCTCTCGTCTCCAGAGTCTAAACCGCTGACAACTATTGATAAATGGTCTAACACCAAATATTCAACACCAAGGGCCTTAGCCATATACCTGATGTGGCTCAATAGGTTGTTAGACTCAAGGCTACCCCAGTGGTCGTAGAAGAACACGCGACCGCTACCTACTGTCTTCTCAAAGCTCTTTCGATAATCATCGTTAACTTGAATAGGCTCTAGGTGTAAGAGCTTGTTCATGTCGAGACCTATGATTGAGTTAGCAGTGCGTTCGATAGATTCTTCCAGAGCAATGTAACCAATCTTCTTATCGGTGTGCGTAAGAAGGTGGTAAGCTAGCTCTTTGGTGACTGCGCTTTTTCCTATACCAGAACCAGCACAAACCGTCACGATTTCCCCTTTGCGAAGTCCGTGTGTCTTATCGTTAAGACCTTCCCAAGGATAGGGAACACTTTCGTTTACTTTGCTAGTGGTGAGTCGGTCTAGTAGCTCGGTTCCGTCAATGATAGTATCGGGTCGCCAGACCTTAGCTTGCCAGTAGGCGTCAACAATCTCCCGGCCTCGTCCTTCGACTAGAAGTTCGTTGGGGTCCTTTGCTGTGAGCTTGGCAATCTTGCAGGAACCAGCGGGTAGCACGTGACTACAAGCCTCCGCTGCGCTGTTGCCGGGTTCGTCGTTGTCGAACATAAGGATAACCTCCTCGAACTTCTCAAGCCACTTCATTTGCTTTTGAAATACCCGCTTAGCTCCTTGAGCACCTGAGGGTAAGCTAACCACAGGCCACTTACCTTCTCCAACTACCTGAGCTACCGTCAGACAATCAATCTCCCCCTCAGTAATGGTAAGGCGCTTGCCTCCGTTAGGCCATAGGTGTTGTCCCCAGAAACAAGTAGGGCTTCCGATGCTTCTAAAATCCTTACCTTCAAGACGAATCTTTTGAGAGACTATGTTCCTCTCCTCGTCTCGGTAGGTTGCTATGTGACATGCGTCACCGTTGTGTTCTCCTATGCGGTAGTCATACCGTTTGCAGACATCCATGTGAATGGCTCTACTAGGTATTGGCATAAAGTCTCCCTGTATAAACCGGGGAGTCGGTTGTGTTGTGTTTTCCATTTGGTTGTTCTGTTCTTCGTTGGTTGTTGGCGTGAATTCTCCACAGACGAAACACTTTGAGCTGCCATCTTCGTTGACTGCAAGTCCATCGCTGCTTCCACATTCATCGCATGGTTGATGTGTATTTATAAAACCCATTCTTTTGGTATCACCCGCTCGCACCAAAGAAACCCGTGCTTGTCACACCAGTCGGCGTAACTCGTCTTGCTCGTTTTGTTGAGCTTGTTGTCAGACTTCTGAAAGCAAAATCGAATATCCAAAAGAGGATTCGATTCGCGAACACGTAGATGCTTGGTGCGGTCGGCTGAAGTAAAGTAGCCCTTGGCTTCTACCATGACTCCGTTTGGGAAAATGAAGTCAGGTGTATACTTACGGACTACGGTGTATTCTAAACGACACGATTCGTAGGAGAAGGCAACGCCGCGCTTGTCTAAGCCACAAGCGAGCCTCTCCTCGAAACGCGAACGGAATTTAGAACGGGGCGACTTGACCCTGCTCCTCTTGGTTTTGCTCCAGTGCCTCATTGAGTGATTCTCCAGATGTGGTGTATCCTCCCGCTTCGCTGCTAAAGGAACCTCCACCGCCAGAAACGCTATACTCAACCAGCTCAAGGATTTGTGCTTCCTTAAGTCGGAGGGTGTAACCCCATCCCTGACTTGGGACATACCAATCTTTAAAGACGGCACTCATGCGGATTTTTGAACCAGAGCCAATCTTAGGTTTGTTGGTGATGGATTTAACATCAGCATCAAACAATGGGATGTTAAATTCAATAACATCTCCAGCGCGGGTAGTGACCTTAGCTTTTTGTTTTGCTAAGATTTCGTAATCGCCATCTTCGGTGATTCGAACAGGGCAGCTCTTGGCCTTCTTGACTGTCTTACCTTGACGCTGACATTCGGAATCGTAAGCAGCGTTGGCTAGGACATCGACCTTAGCTTTGAAAGCCTCGAACTCGTCTTCCGAAACGTGAAGCTTACAGGTGAAAACACCCACTTCATCAAACGCTGTGTCTGGCTCTACCAACTTAGGGTAGATTGCGGTTCCGATAGGGGTGACTAATTTTAGGTTTGTACTCATTGGTTTTGGTTTTTCTTTGTGTTGTTTAACTAAAGAGATACCGACTATGTTTAACCCCTTGTGGGTCAAATGTTCCATACTCAGGTAACTCAGGGAATTCCAACTCAGGGTTAGAACACCTGAGGTTTTGGTCGAACTCTTGGAGCAAGTCAACACTAAAAATCTCAGAAGCTGCTTTTCTTATAGCTAACGCTAGGTCGTGGGACCTTGTTGAGTGTGTTCCAAAGGAATCGTGGATGCACGAGAAGTCCCATATACCTAATGAATTAGCACCCAACACAGTCTTGGTGAGAATCGAAGCATCAATAGAATGCACGAAGTTAGGGCTGATTCCTTGCTTGGCCCTAGCTACGCTAAGTTCGTCAGTGCTGTCGCGGAAGTTTACCCAAGTAGCCTCACCTCCAATCTTAGTAGACACTGATTTGGAAGTCTGCTTGGCGTAGTGTTGTAGCACAGGGAACCCGGAAGGAGTGACCCAATCAACAACCTTGCCAGCTCTGGTCATTACTGAGGCTACTCCTTGTAAATATTTCATGCACTTGGTGGGTCTATCGAACACCTCTTGAATAGAATGCCACACAAGTTTAGCGAGGTAGCCTGTGACTTTGTATCGCTCGCTTTCGGAGAAGGGATTTGGAACGTGGTCTTTTCGCAGGCGGTCTTGATACCACTCGTCGATGTAAGCTCTACAAGAATAAAAAGTTCCGCCATATGGGTATACCATTGTCGGGCGTTTTGTTGCCTTGCGGTCAACCTCAAATCTTAACCAAGACTTAGCTACTACGTTTCCCGTACTTGCGTCTTCTTTTAGCTTGCCGTTAACACGGGCCGCAATCACTGAATATATATCTTGAGGGTAGTCGGTGGGTGAGGCGTTGGTAGCGTGAGCGGTCTCTTCGCAGTGCGTTAAACAAGCTAAGAGTTGTAGTCCGTTGTTGGTTGCATCCTGAGCACAAGGTAGTTTAGAATCTACAAATCCTTTCTGTTTATACGCAGCCCATTCTAGGCACCAAGCGAGGTGCTGCCAAGGTTTGTCGGCGGTAGTCCAACTTAGGTTTTCTTTAGGACCGGACGCAATCAAACAAGCCTCGTCAGAATAGTCGTTTGCCCATTGGATTCTCTCTTCAAGAGTTACCTTGTCATTGCCATATGTGTTAGCGCCATGAATAGCTAACCACTCAGCTTGTGCTTCTGTCTTGACACGCTCAGAACGAAAAAACTGTAGCAACCCACGCGATGGGTCGGCGTTCTGGACGTTAAGAAACGAAGGGATGTTGTAGACCCTGCCTCTCCAATCGACGTTAGAGGGAAAGAAGAAACGATTGCCTTCGAATTTGTTTGCTAGGTGTAAAACCTTAGCTGTGAGTAGGCGTCTAGATTTAGTGGAGAGATTTATGTCGTATATCTTAGCGGCTTGTCGTCTCCAGTTGACGTTAGCCTCCGGGTTTGTTTTGAAGTCATTTGGTAGAGGAGGGAACTCTTCGTCCTTTCGGTTTGGTATGTCTCCTATGGCTACGTTGTTGTCCCAAGACCACTCCATGACATCCTTTACTGCTGAGTTTATTTCCCAAGGAGTCTGCTGGATTAGATTCACAGCACCCATAGGTTCCTTCAGCTCTCCCGGTATCGAGCGGAGGTAGTCCATGTTCGAAGTCTTGATGAAGGGAACCTCTGGTAGTCTGTCGTCAGCCGGGTAGCCTCCCTTCCACACGCTTGTCCAAGGCTCAGGTAATTCTACAGTGGGCAACCAAAAGGGTTCCATAAGCTCCCGGTTATCGTTGTAGTTTTCAATCCAATCGACCAGCTCTTTGGTGGGAGCAACAAACCTAGTCGGCCTGCGCCCAGCTCGTTCAAGAACATAGTTATATTCAATCAGTCCTGTGCAGCTTCTGAATAATTCTACCGCTGTTAATCCCGCACTAGTTTTATCTCTCGTTGCCCACTTCTCAAACTCAGGCATAAGCCCTTTGCTTGCCTCGTTTTTCATCGAGGAGCGAACGTGACGGACTTTAGCGTTGAGTCCTTTTCTGCGCTTAGCTCCTAGTAGAATGCCTTGAGCTTTCTCTTCGTTATTATTTAGTAGAAATTTACATCTAATCTCATCTTCAAGACGAGCGCCGAGGAAGATAGCCACTTGAGACATTGGTCTCTTTTTTGTTATGCTGTCAATTATAGCCTTGGTGGATATGTAGGCAATTACCTTAGGGTCTAGCGTCTGTAGTTCTATTTGGTAGCGAGCTGGAGTAGCGTATTTTGCTATTGACACAAGCCACTCTTTAATGCTAACGGAAAACTTGGGTAAAGCTTCTCGCATTAAAGCTTGACCGTATCTTGTTTCTAACTCTGCTTCTCTGGCTTTTGAGTTCTCGATTTTAGAACGATACCTACCAACACCCAGCGTGAGCATTGACTCATTTAAAGATTCTTGCGTAAGGTCGGCCACAAGCGTATCTACTAGCGATATATAAATCGCAGTCAAGAATAAAGTTTGAACCGGCCTCAATCATGATAGTCCCCCGACCGAGCGAAGCGAGGGAGGCTGCGTAGGGGTGGGTGCCGGGGCTAGGGGCGGCCCGTCGGTGTGGGCAGTGGGCGAGCGGTGTGTGGGCGCAGCAAAAAAAAGGGAACCTAGCTTAAACGCTAAGTTCCCCTTGTGGTGTTACTTGTTTGCTTCTTGGTATAGCTTGATGAAGAGTGCTACCCAGATAGCCCAAGTTATGTAGTGTTGGCGCAGGAGTATGTTAATCCATGCGTCTTTTGCTTTTTTGTTCAGTGCAGATGAT